ACCTTTAGCGATACGCATTCGCTTGGCGTGGATGTTAGCGTAGAGTCCAGGCTTAGCCATTTAGCATTTCCATTTACGAAGAGCTAGTGCTTTGCGAGTAGGGCGACCCTTCTCATCTTTCATAGGTCCCTTTGCACCACCCATTCGGGCACAGAAGGAACGCTTACGTGGCCCTCCTTCAGGCTGTGGAGCCTTTAGGTTAGAGCCAGTAGCTTTGTTATATTTAGCACGACCAGCAGCCGTCAGGCCGCCAGTACGTGATTTGTGTGTGCCGATCTTCAGGCTAACGGACTTACTTTTTCTTGCCGCCACCTTTAGATCCCTTCTTACCACAAGCCATTAGAATACTCCAGGAATTAGTTGACCAGTAACAACATAAGCGCCGATAGCTGCAATAACGCCAAGCATAGCTAGGCGACCATTGAGAAGCTCTGCTCGCTCATTGTGAGGTACGGTGTAATCTTTGTCAGTGTACATGGTGGGTTCTTTAGCGAATACGTTGTCAGTCATTAGATGTTAGATACAGCAAGTTTGTCAGCAATGTCCTGTCGATATGCAGGATCTTTGTCGTAGCGAGGATCACTCATAGCAGCAACCAACTCAGCTTGACTACGGAATACATCAGCAGTGTTACGAGGAGCACTACCTGTTAGCATCTCACCGTCATAACCAATAGCATCTTGGTAACGTGAGTTGAGAGCTTGTGCTGCAAAGAACATGGTAAGAGGATCACCCTTATCCATAGCAGCATCATACAAAGCAATCTCATTTTCGGAGAGGTTCTGACCAGCCCATTGAATCATGTTCTGATACGAATCCATACCACCAACTGATTCTTGGATCTGTTCTACATCCTCTTGAGTAGCTACTTCAGCTTGCTGTACTTCACCTTGTTTCTCAAGGAACATGTTAGCAACATCAATGGGATCCATCTTGCTAACTTCATCTACAATACCTTCATCCCACTCACCAGTACGGTAAGATTCCATGATAGTATCGAAGAGATCACCATCTACTTCAACCTCTTCTTCTTCTTGCTCCTCAGGCTCTTCTGTTGCTTGCTCTGTAGGAGTTTCTTCAGTTGATTGCGAAGAGAGACGCTTCTGTAGTTCAAGGTAACCACGTTCTAGTTCCTCTGCTGACTGATATTTACCAGCCAGTAGTTGTTGCTCCTGTTCAGCTAGTCGTTCACCGACTGCTAGGGAGTCAAGTTCTTCTGCAGAGAACTCACCTTCGACTTGTTCGGATGGATTAAGAGTAATTTCGTTTGCCATTTGCTGTGATAACGGTTAGATTGCCAAGACCAACAGTCTTGACGAAATCGGGGGAACGACCGATAGTAGGCTCACCAATCTTAGTACGTTTCATACTAGGAGCTGGTTCAGTAGTCTTAGTTTCTTCAGCCGAGGAGTCCACCTCCGGGGTTACCGGCTTCTTGCTGGATCGCTGCGGCTTGGTCGGGGTTTGTTTGTTCATTCTGTTGATTCATCAATTCTGGATTCTTAGATGGGTCTAGCATCGGTGCCTTAGTAAGGTTACCTGCTTGCTTCACCAACTCCATCTCCTGTGCTTCTTGCATATCCTCTGCTTGCTCTTGCTCCACTTGACTCATAGACTTAACAAGGTTGAGTGCATCAATACCTTGTGCTGCAGCAAGACGCTTAACAGCTTCGTCAAGGTTGAGATAAGTACCAAGAGCATCAGGTCCCAATGTTTGGGAAATGATAGTAAAGAATTGACCTAAGCTCTCTCGATCTTGACCCCTACCCAATGCATTAATACCTGCAACAATGGTAGGACGTACAAGATCTTTAGGGATCTTAGGGATGTCGTTGTTCTTTTGAAGAACAGAAAGTTTACGATTGAGATAAGGTACAAGGAACTCAACAGTAAGGAGAGAGAATAGTCCACCAAGTTGTTGCTCTAGTTCCATCTGTGTCATACGTACCTCTTCAGCTGTAGTGCGTTCACTGTTCCTTACATTAAGGATCAGGAATGCTTCACTGAGACGACGCTCTAACACACCAGCCATATCCATAGCTGTCTTAAAGTCAGCTGTCTTACCAACCTGCACAACTGAGATGTCATCAGGACGCCCCTGAATGATGGCTCCGTTCCCCGCAGAGGAGAGTGTTTGTGGTTTGGTAGTACTAGAGGGGGATACGGTAAAGACCACCTTAGCGGCCACTGCAGAGCCCTCTACGAGAGCTTGCATAAGAGCTTCAAGTGAACGGAGATCACCAAGGAACTCCTCCACTCTACCACGTCCAAAAGATTCACCGTCTACAACGTTAAACCTAAGGACTAACCAAGGGTTAGCATCCAATGGTGCCTTACCTTGTGAACCAGGAATGATCTTATCAAAGACTTCCTGATACCACACAAAGCGATTGTTCTCTCGCTTAACATGGGTGTAAACATCAACGTCTTCATCATTATCTGTACCATCCTCACCTGGAGGATTGGCTGGATACGTTGCTGTCAAAATAGGAGACAAGAGCTTACGACTAATGCGTTCTCTTGTTACGATTTCTAAGACCTCACCGTTACCATCTCTGTCTACGACATACCTGTTCAATGGATATAGCTTAAGCCCCTTAGGACCCATGTAGATCAACGCATTACCACCAACAACCAAATGCTTTAGTGCTTGGTGTACAGTAACGCGATCACTAGATGCTGCTATGATTTCCATGACAGACCTTTCCATCTTCGCAAAGGAGATGTCAAGATCTGATCGTGCTTCCGCAGGTAGATCAACACCGATCTTTGAATCATCAATCTGTAGCTTAAAGAAGCTGGTTTGAGGAGGCAGTAGAGCTAGCATCAATTTAGATGCCAGAGTGACTACCCCCTTTGCACCAACGCTTTGCCATGGTGTGATCAACCTTAGGTTTGTTGACCGACTAACATCATCATCTTGTTGGATGAGAGTAGGTAGTGTCAACTCAGAACACTGAACAGCTGTGTCTAGAAACGTGGAACGATACTTACTTAAATAATCGTATCTTGTTTTAGCTGTCATTATGCATTCCAGGATTTAAATTTAAAATCTTTCTTCATTGAGCTAAGACCTTGGGCACCTTTACCTGCCTTTTGTCTAGCGGACCTAGCTTTCTTGAATCCAGTAGCCCATGATGCGAGATCAAGACCACCGGCTCCACTAGAGAGGGAGGTATCAACGGGCTCTTCCTCTGGGGTGATAGGGCCACCGCCACCACCACCTGTGATAGTACCATCACCGGTACCATCACCGTTACCATCACCGTTACCATCACCGTTACCACCACCGTTACCATCACCGGTACCATCATCATCAACCGTGGTATCATCACGGAAACGCTTAGGTACTTTGTACTGGTCACCTACACCTCTAACAGTTTCCTTACCTTTAGGGTTTAGGTCCATACCTTTATCTAGGAAGGTAGGATCTACAGCTTCCCTAACACCCTTCTTTTGACCTTTGAACCAGGTACCAGGAGAACCAGGATCTCCCATCATTCCTGCTAGTGCTGAGCCAATAGGACCAGCCCCGAAATCAAAAGAGCGACCAGGTTTGCTACCCTTCTTGATAAGCATATTAGCAGCACCAGACCTAAGGGTAATACCAGTCTTATCTTTGCCAGCTAGTTTTTTATTGATCTTATCGAGCTTCCCGATAACTCTACCTGGATCCTTATTAGATGCACCAAGGATTGTTTTAAGTTCACCCTTACTAAGACCACCACCACCTGAGATCCTCAAGCCCTGACCAACACCTTTGATCTTGACCTTCTTATTCCTCTTTCTTTGTTTGGATGGATCGGTAGAGATTTCGGTTGAGATTTCGGCAGGGCTTCCACCGTAGAGTCCGTCGAGAGTAAATGCGCTAGCATCTTTTCCCGACGACTCAATGGCTTTGTCCATACCAGTGTTCCATGGATCCGAACCGCGATACCAAGCACGCACGGCTTCATCAGACATAGCTCCAGCAGCCCAAACACCACCACCAGTTGCAGCGTCATAACCCTTTTGGCCGGGCATCATTGCACCAGGCACAAAACGAGTTTTGTAGGTTTTACCAGAACCTGCATCTACATAACTTTCCTTGACATGACTTGGGCGAGTAGGCGCTTGTGTCTGAACTGGCGTTCCTGCTGTATTTATATACATTGAAGCTGCAGGACTAGACCCAACTATAGGTGTGCTCCTAGCCTGTTGCTGAGCAGCCTGCCTTGCTTGAATTGCCGGAGCAGCTTTAGCCGTAAGTTTACCTGCCTTTCGAGTACTTACACCAGTTCTCTTTGCAATATAATCAGCGGACTTGCCTTGCTTAGCCATCCGATTTGCTTGACGCTTGTTCTTCTTAGCCATTGTTCTCTTCGTTGAGTTGATATTGAATCCACTCGACCACAGAACGTTGGCCGGAGCGGTACAT